GGTAGCCGAAGTGGGCCAGGATGCGCGGCATGCCGAGCTGGCCGCCGCCGAGCCGGTGCCAGGCATAGGCCCGCAGGCAGCGCTCGCGAAAGCGCGTGTCCGTCTCTGCCGAATGCTGGCGGATGCCACGGCTGGCCGCGTGGCGCGGGATCATGCCCGGCTCGCACGTCCAGGGGTTGAACTGGTTGCGCAGGCGGATGATGTCCGTGCGCACCTCGTCAAAGCTCCTGGCCAGTCCCTCCACCAGCACGGCCAGCGGGCCGGACCGATGGATGAGCGGCCAGCGCAGCGTCTTGAAAAAATAGTCCTTGAAAACGCCCACTAGGATTCCTCCGCCTCGCTGGTTTCCAGGGTCAGCGATTCCAGCGTGGCCAGGCCGTCTTCAGGCACGGCCACGTCGCTGGCCGGGCCGATCCATTCCACGCCGATCTGGAGCGGGCTGATGCCCGGCACGGTGGACGGATCGGTGAACAAGGCCCGGATGCGCTCCTCGGCTTCGGCGCGGGCCGAGGCCGCGTGGGTGCCCGGCACGAGGATCAGCGTGCCGGTGATGGCCAAGGGTACGTCCTCGGGGCCGCGCACCTGCCAGTCGTCGTTGACCGGCGGCCCGGCCTGCACGTCTTCGGGCTGGGCTCCGTTGGCCACGGCGGCGCGGACGGCGTTCAGCAGGTTGTCGGTGGGGATGCCGTCGGCTCCCTTGACGATGACATCCACGGTGCCCTGGCCGCGCGGATGCTGGTCGAGCACAGTGGCCGCCACCACGCCGGGCACGCTCAAGGCCCAGGAGGCATAGGCATGCTTGGTCATGCCGTTGTTGCCCATCCAGCGCAGGACGTAGCGGTCCTGAAGCTGGCCCAGGGTTTCGAGGTCCGCGCCCTCGCTGGTCAGCCAGTCGGCGGAGTTGGCCACGGCGTCCACGCCGGGCACGGGCGTGACCATCTCGCTGATCTGCCCGGTCGAGGCGTTGGCGGCTGCGCCGTAGTCCTCGGCCTGCACCGGGATGGCTGCCTCGTTGGTGCCGTCGGCGATGACCCCGGCGGCGGTGGTTACATAGCGGTAGATGCGCCCGGTCCCGTCCGGCTCGGTGCGCACCACCCGCCCGGCAGGGATGGGCAGGTTGCCCGAGGCACCCGCGCGGGCGAATCGGACCACGCCCTCGGCTTTGGTGGCCTGCTTGCGCGGCGCTTCCACCTGCTCGGCATGCCAGGCCATCCATTCCTCATCCGTGGCCGTGAGCGGCGCGGCCTGCATAAACACAGCGGCCAGCAGCTGGTAGAGCTGGTACAGCCCCCAGCAATAGACTTCGAGCAGCCCGCGCACCACGCCCTTGTTCAGGTTGAGCTGTGCGGGCAGCCAGCCCTTGGCCGCGTATTCCTGCTGCACGTCCTCCACATGGCCGAAGACCATGGAGCGGATGTCGTCGAGGCTCTTAGACAACTGCGGGGTCGGCATCCTTGATCACCATTTCCTTTTTCGAGCGGTCGACCTCGATGACGAGGTTGCGGGCGTGGTCCTCGCCGATGAACCGAAACGACGCCTCGGCGCGCATGCCCTGGGCGTCCCAGGCCGAGACCCGGCAGGCCACGCTGCCCGCCTGCACGCGCGGATCTTCGCCGATGCGCCGCTTGGCCTCGGCGCTGAACCCCAGCCGGGCCAGCTCCGTGTTCTCGTCCATGACCCAGTCGGGCAGCGTGGAGCCGTATCCCTTGTCATAGAACAGGGAACCGATATACGCTGTCAGCCGAAGCCGGATGTCCTGCACGCCGGTCTCCGGGCCAGTGGTGAGAATCAGCTCGCCATTGGCCGCAACCTTGGCCTGGCCTGATGCGTCGAGCGCGATGTCTTGGGCGAAAATGTTGGTCATGAAAGGAGCCACCCATGCATGATAGAGAAGTTCAACGAGCACTGTTGGAGTGTTTGAAAAGTCAGTACCCCAAGTATGTTGATGAAATGAAAATGTTCGAGTTGTCTCTTTCCCCGGAGAAGGGAAACAACATTTTTGGGGAATGCTTGAAAAATATGCGCACAGTCACCGAAAATACTATGTTTCATTTGAACTACTTGCGAGAGCACGGTTTGATAGAATTTGGTCGAGATACAGCGGGTTTCGCTATCAAACCTGAAGTGGTCAGAATTACGGCACGGGGGATAGATTTCCTTGCTGAAGACGGTGGTCCTTCGGCAATTCTCAACGCCACGACCGTCAAATTCGACGTGGAGAACGTCCGCAAACTTGTCGAAGCTGGCTTGCTTCGGGCCAATGTGCCGGAAGAGAAACAAGGCGCATTGAAAAAGGCGATCAAAGAAGCGCCCGGCACGGTGCTGCAAACCGCTGTTTCCAAGATGGTGGAAAAGGGCATAAGCGATCCGGTCGGCACGGCCAAGGCCGTGGCCGGGTTGTTCGGCATTAGCTGGTAGCCTCATATTGCTACTCCCGGTTGCGGCTTCCTGCACGCCGGTCTCCGGGCCAGTGGTGAGAATCAGCTCGCCATTGGCCGCAATTTTGGCCTGGCCTGATGCGTCGAGCGCGATGTATTGGGCGAAGATGTTGGTCATAACAACAGTATTTTGTGAGGCTACAATGAATAAAAATCTTGTTCGTGAAGTATTGAATACGTCTCGTGAGTTTTATCCCAAACCTCTTCCTTGGAAAGAGTTGTACAGAATATCAGCAAGACACTGCCCAGAGATATGTGAAAAGACTGATGATGAGTACCTTGAACAGCATTATGTGCTTAAAGTTTTTGTAGCCTTCGAAGACAATACTTTCGGGTCTTTCTCCAACAGAGAAGTTCTCGACCCACCTCAGGCTCTGATGGCCGTGGTTGAATATCTCAAAGAACTTAAACTGGTGACCACTGATGAAACATATGGTGGGCAAATGATTCCTGACGTAAAAATAACTGCAAAGGGAATTGACCATCTTGAAGACGATGGCGGTCTTTCCGCTATTCTCAACACCGTGACCGTCAAATTCGACATTGAAAGCACTAGGGAACTTTTGGCCAGTGGGCTGTTTTCGATGGGCGTTCCTGAAGAGAAGAAAGGAATTCTTCGTCAAGCCCTGGAGGGTGCAACGACAGATACCATCAAAGAACTTGTAAAGTCCGTGTTGAGGAATCCGAAGGGCGCGATGGACGCTGCACAGAACCTCTTGAACGTCGTGTTTTAGCCTCATATCGCCCCTCCGCTCCGGCTTCCAGCGTGGCTGTTCCCGGCGGTGGTCAGGCTGCCGCCGACCAAGGCGGAGCCGGTGATTTCCAACTCGGTGCAGGTGATCTTGCCCGCCAGGGTGTAGCTGCCTTCCTGGGTCGTGTGGGCCTTGCAGGTCACGGTGCCCACCGTGCCGCCGGGGCCGGAGGATTGGACGTTGCCCTCCTGGATGATGAGCGGAGCCTTGATGGTCCAGGTGCCGCCGATGGTCTCGTGCTTGTCGCCGCCGATCTCGGCCACGCGGTTGGCGGGCGTCACTTCGATGAGGTTCCTGTTGGCGTCGATCTTGATATAGGTGCCGTCGCTGTGCTGGATGATGAACGCGCCCACCTCGCAGGCCGGTGCGCCATGCTCGGCCCAGCGGAAATTCGAGATGCGCGGATGGTCCGGGTCGCCGTCGTAGTATTCGAGGTCGCACAATGCGCCCGCAAGCGGCGGGCAGACCACGCCGCGCCCCGGCCCGGCCCACAGGATGGGGATCTCCACGCGCGGGATGACCGGCTCGTTTTCGTCCACGGATTCGTCGTTGCGCAGCGGCTGCACGTCCGCCCAGTAGCGCCCGTCCTCTGCCGGATGCGTCGCCACCACGCGGGCCTTGCGCATCACGCGGTAGTAGGCCCGCAGGTCGGGCATGACCAACTCCACCACCCGCTTCATGAGCCGCCGCAAATCAGTACCAGACATGCTCGACTCCATAGCTGACGTGCGTCCGCACGCTTTCCCGCTCAATAACGTGCCGCACCTCCAGAGCGCGGCTTGCCGCGTCCACGCCCAGCCGGTCGTCTACCAGTCGCACCAGCCGGGAGTGGGCCAGGCCGGGCAGCAGGTAGGTCTCTATCTCGCCCAGGGCGTGGGGCTGGCCGGACGGGCGGTGGCGGATCAGGTTCTCGCCAGCGGCGATCACGGGCGTGTCGCCCGGCTCGTCGAAATCGCCCAGGTTCAGGCCGTCGCGGCCCAGCCACAGGGCCGTGGCCGCCATGTCGTGGCCGAATGAGCGCCACAGGGTGTGCAGGAGCTGTCGCGCCGCCTGCCACACCGGGATGGTGGACACCGGAAAGCGCGGGATGATCTCGTCGGGGATGTCGATGGCCGCTACCGGCAGCCCGGCATGGCCCAGGATATGCCGGGCGATGGCCGCGCTCGACTCGTCGGCGTAGCATTCGCGGATGCGGACCGTGGTCAGGGGCAGGTCCGGGCCGTCGGCCAGCAGGCAGTGCTGGTCGCGGTTGACCCGGCGCACGGTGCGGACCGTGCCGACCCAGGTGGCTGTCTCGCCGCCCCGGTAGCCGTATTCCACGGCCACGGGTGCGCCAGCGGGCATCCATCGGGCCACGGCCCCGTCCGCATCCGGGATATGGATGGCCGCGCAGGTCACGGGCGCGTGACGGCGGGACGAGATGACCAGACGCGGGCACCGCTGCACCACGGCCCCGCCCACTTCGATATGCACGCGCACGCCGGAGATCACAGGGCACGCTCCGATATGGCCGGGGCCAGGCCGGGATCGGCGGCGGCCTGGGCGCTCCTTGCGGTCCGCTGCTCGGTCCTGATGATGGGCGGGCGGTGCTCGGTGAATCCCAGCATGGCCATGATCATGTCGTCCTGATCCGTTTCGCTTGATTCCAGCCGGGCAAAGACCACGCGCTCTATGCCGCGCGCCGTGGCGTGGGCGTTGGCCACGTCGAGCACGCGCGGGTTGGCCCCGTTGTCGTGGCCCCGGAACAATCCGTCCAGCTCGGCCAGCTTGTCGTAGCAGGTCGAGGCGTGGTCCGTGAGCAGGTCCACGGTCAGGGTGATGGCGCAATCCTCCCAGCCCATGGGCGTCTTGGTCTTGCCCGAGAGCGTGTCCTGCTCGGCCTCGTCAAAGCGCACGCTCCCGCTCACCCGCAGATCGCGCAGCATGCCCGGCAGCGTGGCCGAGCCGAGCCGCACCTCGCCATGGGCAAAGGTCAACAGTCCGTCCGTCATACGATGTCCTCTCCGCTAGAGCCGTCATGCTGGGCCACCAGGTGTTGCAGCGCGGCCACGAATCCCTCGGCGTCGCGCACGTCGGGCATGGTGATGGTCAGGTTCTGGATGACCACGGACCGCCCGGAACGGGCGACCGCGCCCCGGTCCGGCGCGGGGGTCTGCTCCGTGGCCGGGGGCGGTGCCTGGGGGGTGGGGATGTCGGGGGGCGCGACCGCGAGATTTGCGGCCAGGGCCACGCCCGACAGGGCG